TGTTCATAAATTTCACCACGAACTGCGATGATCAATCCTAGATCTCCGTCTTTTGAAGTATCTACCCAGAACTCATTATAAAATTCACGAAGTTCTTTTACAAACCTTGTCTGCATAAACTTATCTGTGTCTTTAATATTTGGAGCAGTTGGTTTAAAGTTATACCTAATTCTTTCACCATCCATTGCTCCTGCATAACCAATAAGGTAAGGACCAATCTTCCAAACTTTTGGAGCATCAAGTGCTAAAATAGTTCCATCGTCTGAGGCACCACGATCTCCAGCCATGTAGATTTTATCTTCATGTCTTACTACAGCAATACAAGTCATGGCAAAAGCCCCCTCTAGATAGATATACTCCAGTATACCATTACCCAGAGAGGGCTGTCAAACATGTCTAAATATGTCTGATTATGCTACTTTTGATCTTTTTCTGCGTGTTTCTACTGCTGCATCTTGTACAGTTACTGCATTTTTGTCTGTAGTAGAAAATGCTGCGTTGATCTCATCTCTTGTGAGTTTACCATCATCCATAAATGCACGAGCCAACTTTTCAACTACAACTGCTACTGCACTGAGTCCTGCAACAGTCATTGCTTTTGCTACTGAGATTCCTGCAATTGCACCTGCTCCAATAACTGCTAGTGCGTTAGCAGCAAATACTGCAACAATACGCATGAGGATATTCCAAATATTTAATACACCGTTCATATTTATTCCTCCTCTCTATTTCTAATAGGATAACTTAGTATCCAGGTAATCATTGTTATTACAATTCCATAACCAACAACAGTTTTTGCACTGCCGTCCAAAACTACCCAAGCGATAAACATGCCTAGGAGAGTCCATTGTTGATCAAGAATATCCTTGATTAGTTTTACCATTTTTCATTCCTCCTTGAACCACCTGAGTTTGTTCCACCACTAGGTCCTGATGATCCACCACCTGCTGGTGCTGAACCACCTGTTGCTGCTCCAACAGCATTTAATGCTGCTCCTGCTGCTACAACTGTTGCGACAACCATATCTGTTGCCTCTTCTCTTTCTGCCTCTGTCATGTCAGCACCAATACTCCCAAGTGCTGCAAGTGCTGCTCCTGGATCTGTAAATGCTGCTTCTAACAATGCTGCTGGGTCTTGAACTAATTCAACCTGTGCAGCAACTTCTGCTGTAATCACAAGAGGATTTCCGCTTTCATCCGTACGAATCTCAACTGGGGTTGCTGGTGGTAGGTCTGCATATGAAACTCCAGATGCTTTAACTTCTGCTGCTGAAAGTGATTCTCCAGCCTTTAGGTTTGCTACCAATGCTTCAACTACAACTTCTTTTTGTTCTTCAGTTAATTCTTTACCGTCTTTTGCTTCCTCAAGAATTTCATTTAATTTTTCTTCTTCGGCCTGTGCTTTTTCTTCTTCAGCCTTAGCAGCCTCTAGTTCTTTTTCTTTTGCTTCAGCCTCCGCTTTGGCATCTTCTTCTGCTTGTCTAGCAGCCTCTGCTTCTGCTTCCTTGGCCTCTGCCTCTGCCTTTGCATTTTCCTCAGCCTGTCGTGCTGCTTCTGCCTCAGCCTCTAGCCTTTCAGCCTCAGCCTTTGCTTCTTCTTCAGCCTTTGCTTGTGCTTCTGCTTCTGCTTTTGCAGCCTCTTCTTCTGCTGCTATACGATCAGCCTCTGCTTTTTCAGCCTCTGCTTGGGCTTGTGCTGCTGCTTCTTCTGCAGCAATTCTATCTGCTTCTGCCTTTGCTGCTGCAGCCTCCGCTGCTGCTGCTTCTGCTTGTGCACGGGCTGCTGCTGCTTCGGCTGCTCTTGCGTTTGCCTCTGCTATTGCTGCCTGTCTTGCAGCCTCTGCAGCCAAGGCCGCTTGTCTTGCAATCTCTGCTAATCTTGCTTCTTCAGCAATTCTTGCTCTCTCTGCTTCTTCTGCAGCAAGTGTTTCAACTACTAAGTTCTGCGCCTCTGATACGCTTGCATTCATTTCTGCTACAGCATTTGTAACTGCAACGATTGCTGAATCTAATTGACTTTGAGCAGTTTGAAGGTTTGACTCTGCTTCAATTAAATCTTCTTCTGCAGTAGTAAGATCTGCCTCTAATATTTCAAGTGTTGCCTGGGCCACTTCAAGGTTTGTTTGCGCTGCATTAAGTGTTTGAATCTGTTGTGGTGTTGCAGTAGATGTTGAAAATTCTGATCCAGGGATTACTGCCCAACCAAGATTGTCAGTGTATCTTAAAAGGTGGACTGCTGCTCCGCCACCATTTTCATAGTACCAAAAATCTAAAGTCTTAGATACACCAGCAGTGGTCTGGACATCAGCGGTTGATCCTCCACCGCCCTTATCAAACCAGTCATTGATTACCAACTCTCCATCAAGATACATCTTTACGCCATCATCTGCTGATGCTGTTATATATTGTGTACCAGTATATTGTGGTGTCCAAAGACCTTGCCATCTTACTTGAAAATCTTCTGTTACGGTAGTAACACTTGGTATGGTTGCAGACACATTGTCCACTCCATAATAATCCCAGTTTGCTGGAATATTTATTGTTGCGATTGTTTTACCTGCAGGTGCTGTAATTACTTCTTGGTGAACATAGTTAGGATATGTTGAGTTAACATTGTCTTGAATATTAAAAGTACTTGTAGTTCCATCAGTGTATGTCACAACTGCATCGTGATTTCCATTCTTAGCAAAAACCTGAAAAGTTGCAGTAGTTGTATTTGCTGGTAAGGTAATAAGTGTGTCAGCAGTTGATCCTCTAAGAGTTAGGGATGGGTCTTGTCCAGGTCCAGGGAAACCAATAGATCCAATATAAACCTGATTATTGTTTGTAGTTGAAACTGGTGTCCCATTTACTGTAATACCTATTGAAGTATTGAGTGTATTATTATTAAAAGTTTCTGTAATTGTTGTAGGTGCTCCATTTACTGTTGGGCCTCCACCATTCCATTGTTCATTAATTCCATTTGTGTCTGTACCAGTATAAACAAGGTTTCCGCCCATTGGTGGAGATTGGTTTGTACCTGGATTATGATACACAGTCATAGTCAAACCAGGACTTGTATTTGCTTCCACTATCGCTGTTGCAGACTCCACTACTGCCGTCTTATCTTCTACTACCGCAGTCTGTGATTCTACTGCTATCTCTGCAATCGTAACATTTTCTTCAGCCTCAGCAACCAAAACGGTAGCAGAATCAACTTGAGCCACAGCCACAGTAGCACTATCTACTACTGCTTGAGCCTGTACTATAGAGGTCTGAGCCTGTGTGATAGTGGCTGTAACTGTCTCTGTAGGGCCTGTAATGGCTTCTGCTTGTGTTTGTATGACTGCCGTGGCAGATTCAGCCTGAGTGATTGTAGCCTGGGCTACCTCTATTATGGCTGTTGCGCTTTCTACTGAAATATTTGCAACTACTGTAGTGTCTACTGTTATTGTTACTGTACTTGATTCTGAGGGGGTTATTTGGACAGTACTGGTCTCATCAGCGTGGGCTGTATCCTGTGGAAATAATATTAGCCATAGGAATAATAATGCTGTTATAAATGCTGATCTTAGTATTAATTGTTTAATAAACCCTTCCCCCTTGATTAGAGCAATGTCTAATAAGGCTATTATAGCATTTTATTATACAAAAAAGGGAGCCAGTTTCCTGACTCCCCTAATTGTTGGCTTAATTAAGCACGGACCTTCTTCTGGATCTTTACGACCAAAGCGGTAAGTGCTGTTAGTTGCTTCTTAAGTGAAGCAATTAGTGTTGCAACTTGTGCAGAAAGTGCTGCTACTGCATCAACGGCTGCCTGTGCTTGTGCTGTTGCTGCATCTGCAGCCTTAGAAGCAGCAAGTGCTGCATCTGTAGCAGCCTGTGCTGCCTTTGCTGCATCTTCAGAAGCCTTTGTAGCAGCCTTCGCTGCTTCATTAGAAACAACTGCTGATGTTGTTACTACAACCTGACCTGCTACTGGAAGAGATGATCCACCAGTTGCTGAGATTGTTACAACATTTTCTGTCAAAGGCATGAATACCTTGTATGACTTTACTGTTTCTGTGTCAGTTGTGATTGATGTTGCTGTAAGAACATCTGATCCTGAACCAAAGGCATAGGTAGAAGTAATTCCACCTGTAGCGAATAGGTTAGCATGTGTCTTTCCAGATACTGGAAGACCTGCTGCATCAAGAACCTGTACCTTGATTGTGGCTGCTTCTCCTGGAAGATATGTAGCCTTATCAAATGACAACTTAACTGTTGCTGCTGCTGCTTCTACACGAGTAGCAACTGGAGCAGATACGACTGTTCCTGCTGAGTTCTTTACTGTGATAGCAACTCCGCCAGCCTTAACACCTGTAATTGTGAATACTGCTTCACCATTTACGATTGTTGCTGCTGTTCCTGAATCAGAAACTGTTGCAACGTCTGATGAGTATGCATAAAGTGTTCCTGCTCCAACTGTTACGCCAGAAGCATCCTTTGCAACTGCTTTAACTGTAGTTGTATTTGCACCAACTGCGATAACAGACTTAACTGGAGTTGCTACGATTGTAGCGATATCTCCATAGAATGTTACCTGCTCTGTTGCAATTACTGCACCAGCAAGTGTAGTTAGTGTTACTGTTCCAACTCCAGCATTACCGTCAGCGAATACGCCAATGTGATTTCCATTAGGAATTACAAGTGCACGACCTGTTGCTGTAATTGTAGTTGCATTTGTTCCGTACCCAATAAGACCTGCACCAGATACTGTTGCAAGGATTGACTCTGTTGCTGTTCCGCCTGCTGCATTCTTAGGTGTAACAACAATTACTGCTGCTGCATCTGAAGATACTGCCTTTGGTGCGTAGACTGCTGCATCTGCTGTTGCAGTTGTAACTTCTCCAGCATTGAGGATTGAGGTTGTTGTTGCTGCAGCAGGTGTAAGATCTGCTGCCTTAACTGTTACTGTCCAAGCAACTGAAGGACCAGTTGATGGGCGTGTTGTAATAATTCTTGCTTCATATGTACCTGCAACTGAAGGTGCAACCAAAGATACTGTGAACTTTGCAGTTACATATCCTGGTGTTCCAACTGTTGAGTTAACATCAGCAGAAAGGTTTCCTGCTGCAACTGCTACTGTGGCAGTTGTTGTTTCGAGCAACGCTAGAGTTGCTGACTTGTTTGCGCCTGTTGGCTGTGAGAACATAGCAGAGAGCACCGTTGCTGTATCTGCTGCTGTTTCTGAAATGAACGACAATGTAACTACTGCTGTAGCCGTTTCACCTGCTGTAATTGCATCCGTTGCCGAATCAATTGTTAGTGTTGGTGCGATCACCGCAGCACTTGTCGGAAGTGCTGTTAGTACGCCAAGGGACATTGCTGCAGCGAGTCCAAGGGCGATTTTCTTAAATGAATTCATCTTGCTCCTTATTTCTTTATAGTAGATTAAATCTATCCAAATAATCTTTTACTTCATTTGGCATAGGTTTATATTGTATCACGTTGTCTTGTGGGGTGTCAACTTTTGGTCGATCCCTGAAAGTATGTATCTCAATTTCTTGGTTGAGATCTTTTGGGGTATGTGATATTGCCCCAAAAATTGCTCCACACACAGCATCTGCTAAGTCTTTAGACTTTTTGCGGGGGTGGTCAACTCTATCGTTTTTCATAATTTTAAGTTCTGTTAACTCTTCAAACAGTAGATCAATCGATGGCATAGCCAATCTTTCTTCGTATACAAGCATAGCCATGTCTTCATAATGCTTCTTAGCAACAGAAACAGTATCAGTTCTCATTCCTACCTGCTTTAGTTCATTCTGAATATCAAATGACTGCCAACGGTCAAATGAAACAATCCCAATGTTAAATCCTAGTCTTCTAAGGTTTTGAATCCACTGCTTAACCTCAGATAGGTTGACTGGTCCCTCAACCTTTGGTTCCCACCATGCTACTGCATCTACTACTACAATTGGTGCTACCTGTTCATAATTA